TGATAAGGTGGATCTGTCACTACAGAGTCTACTTGTACACCATCACCAATCAATCTTTGCATCACTTCAATACAATCACCATTATTTAACAACATGACTAAAGTTCCTATTCTTTTCAAACTTAATTGTACTTCTGAATTTATCGTATAGTATATCTTGCTTATGAGATATAACAAATACATTCTGGTCACTAAATGTATTCAGTATCTTTAAAAAATCATCTGTACCAGTTGTATCTAATGAACTATCAAATATTTCATCTAGTATAAGTAGATTAGTATTTGTAGAGTTTTTCATCTTTGCAACAGCTCTCCAAGTAAATAATAGTGCAAGGTCTATTCTCATCTTTTCACCCTCTGAAAATGATGCATAAGAAAATTCATCTCTAAATCTTGACTTAATTGTTTCATTAAAGTTTTCATCAATATTAAAGTTAACATAGAAATCCATACTAGAAAGATAAGTATTTACTAACTTATTCATAATAGGTAAGTATTGTTTTACAATCTTTGTTTTAATACCACTATCTTGTAACAACTCTCTTGCAACATCAATATAAAACTTATCTTCTTTAAGTTTCATCTTTTGTTCTTCTATGTGTTCTAATCTACCTTTTAGTTTTGCAAGTTTTTCTTTATCTTCTTCTGATATAGAACTAGAGTTATAATCATCAATATCTTTTTGTAGTTTCTTATTGAACTTGGTCAACTCACTAATACTAGATTTTATCTTCGCAATTTCTACATCATAAGATCTTGCCTCTTCCAGTTTGGCTAGTATTTTATCCAGTTCATTTTGTTCTTTATTTTCTAGTTTAGATATTTCTTCTATCGCTTTTGATATCTTATCAATCTTTTCTTTTCTACTATTGATTTGATTTGTTTTCGTAACATCTGTTATTGTTTGTTCACAAGTAGGACATATATCATTTTGATTAAAAAACTCTATTTGTTTTTCATGGTCAGACTTTTTGTTTGTAAGTGCAGCTTCTGTTTTACTAAGTTTCTTTAGTTTCTTTTCTATAATATCTTTACCAGATAATTCTAATTGAAAAATTTTAGTATTGTAAGTTTCTAAATCCACTTCTTTCATTTTTATGGATTGATTGTTAGTATCAAGTTGTTGTATATTCTCTGATACAATATTAGACTTACTATCACTTACTTCTGTAATAAATCTTTCCTGTAATCTTATCTTTTCTTTAGTAAGTTCGTATTCGTTATCTACAGTTCTTGTTTCTTCTGTTAACTCTTTATTTTTATTCTTGAGTAAAAAGTTCATCAAAGAGAATATTTTTATATCTAATATATCTTCTACAACCTCTCTACGGGCCTTTGTTGATAGTTGCATAAATGGAACAAAGGTTGAACTACCAAGTATAACAACTTGTGTAAAAGATCTATAGTTTAATCCTAGTATTTGTTGTTCTAAATGTTTCTGATAATCTCTTGCATTTGCATCTTGATTAATCATGTTATCATCTACATATACTTCAAACTTAGTAGGTTTAATACCACGAACAACACGAACACTTTTCTTACCTATACTAAACTCTACTTGTACTTCTGTACCACCATTGTTTACAGAATTTACTAGCTGTCCTTTTGATATACTACGAAATGGTTTATTGAATAATCCAAAACACAATGCATCAAGAATAGTAGATTTACCAGAACCATTCTCACCTATTATAAGTGTGGAATGATTTTCATTTAATACGATTTCAGTAAAGTTATTACCTGTAGATAGAAAATTTTTCCATCTAACCTTTTCAAATATTATCATAGTTCTAAATCACTTGCCTCTACATATAAAGATTTCATCATGTTTGTAAGTCTTGATTTATCTAGATTTACATCAAGTTCATCAATGTATCGTTCTAGTAAAGTCATGGTATCTTCTGCATTATTAATAATTGCATCATCAACATTTGATGCATCCAAATCACTAAAGTCCTCAACAATCTTTACCTCATAAGCTCCAGATGATGATAATACTTTGTCAATAAATCTATCAAAATTATACATATCTTTCTTATTGACAACAACAACTTTTACATATTTCTCTGATAATGTTGATACATCATACTGCATATAGTCCATAGTTGTGTCATCATAATATACCTTTTCAAATATATTGTATGGATTAAGTATACGTTCTAATTGTCTTGTTTCAGTATCAAATACATGAAATCCTTTCGGACATTTGTTATCACTCCAAGTAAGTTGATATGTAGAACCCAAATAATATATATGTCCATTGTCAGACTTCTTATGAAAGTGTCCTGTAAATACTGTATCAAATTTATTGAATAAACTGGCTGGGTGTCCAGACTCAGAGAAGTGACCATTATGCATTTCAAAACCACTTACCTCTAAATGACCCATAGCAATCTGTGCATTACTTTCATTGATTGCGTTCATAGTATCAGAATAATTTTCTGTGTTAATCCAAGGCAGAAACATGATAGGTGTATTATCAAATGTTACTGTCGTAGCCTCTGGATAAACTTTTACATTAGGATATCTTCCCTCTACCAACTCTTCAAGTGAATTTACTTCGTTAGTATTCTTATAAAATGTATCATGATTACCCACCATCATATGAACTGTGAGATTATTATCAACAATAGGCTTCATAAATCTTTCACGAAAATCTTTTGCGATCTTATAAGAAACAAACTTACGTCTGTCCATAATATCACCAAGATGTATAATAGTATCTATTCCATTATCTTTTACATATGGAAAAAATACATTATCCCAAAACTTGTAGAAATAATCGTTGAAAAATAAATTGTCGTTCCTTGCGCCGAAATGTGTATCAGTTATTAGCGCTATTTTCATTTATTTCACTATCCTCATTATAAAACTTTTCAAGACCTTTTAATTGTTCTTTCTTTTTCTTAGGTTTGTAAACATCTTCATCTGGTAGAAAATTCTTTTGTAAATAATCTACATAAGCATTCTGATCCATATCTGTACCATCAGCCAATATATCTATATTCATATTTTCTATAATCTTATGTTTAACGTGTTGTTGTTTTTTCTCTCTTTGTATTCTACGAATAAATGCATAATAAATGATTTGTGTAAAATATGCAAAAGGGTTTTTTGATTTGTCTGGATTAAAGTTAGATGCGTATTGTAAACAATTTTCTATACCATCAGATATCATTTCATCTCTATATGTATAGTTAATAAAATTAGGTCTGTATGATAAATGATTTGCAATCTTTAAAAAACATTCTCCAATATAATTTGTAACTGGTGGTTGTGGATCTCCAGTTTCCTCTGCTGATACACAATTCTTTTTCCAATCTTTCATAGCTATTAGAAATTGTGCGTTATCAACATAGTGTACACTTTTCGCTCTTTTAGGCATAACTCCCCATTTCTTTATCTTTAACAACTAATATAATACATTTATACAAATTTGTCAATATGTAATAAAATTTCAAAATGTGTTGACTTCCTCTTGACATTGAGTTATATTGACTATGCTAGGTATCAGAATCAATGCATAGTATCTGAATAATCAAAGAAGTCATCATACTCTTCTTCAAGTTCTATTTCATCTAGTTCTTCGTCTGTAGGATAGACAAGCTCTTTGTCCTCTTTTTTCATTCTTTGTATACAATAATCATAAAATTTATTTAAACCTACAGATGCATTTGTTATCGTCAATATTTGCGATTTTGGAACTTCAAAGTTTTCTGTATCTGAAAAATGAATCCATCTATGTAAAGATAAACTTTCAGACATACCACCATCTATAGTAACCTTTGGACGAGAATATATCTTCATTGGGTGAGCTACAATGATATGTGCATTATCTGGATTGTTAGATACTGCACAAACTATTTCTTCTCCACTTGTGAGTTTTAATATTTTTGCATCTACGCTCATTTTATTTTTATCCTTCTAATTTCATAATCAAATTCTTCTTCATTATAGATATTTATTCGTTCCATAAAGTGTGATAGTGTATAGTTTCTTCTGGTTTTATATGTGAAATCATCTGCAATATCAAATAAAATTGCAGAATCTTTAGTGTCACTTTTTCTTAATCCTCTACCTATAGATTGTAAAGTTCTAATTCTAGATTTACTAGGTGAAGAAAATACAATATTATGTAGATTTCTAATGTTAATTCCAGTAGAAAAAGTTCCATACGAAGCCACGATAATTGCATCTTTTTGTTTCTCTGTTATTGATCTAATTTCTTCTCTTGTTTCTGTATCAGTACCACCAAAAACAAAAAATACTTTTCTATCAGTTTTTTGTTTTATCATATCATAAAGAATAGAACCATGTTTTTCTACCAACTGAAATAGTACTAAAGTGTTCTTATTTAGATTAAGTGTTAAATCCCTGATAAATTCATTTCTTTTTTGATGGCCTACAATATAATCTATTTCATCTTTATATTTCATATCCTTTACTAATTTACATTCATGTTCTGGATAATATAATACGAGAGATTGTATTGAAAACTTTGCAAGTGTCTTTTTGTCTATAAGTTCTTTAGTAGATATTATCTTGTTTAATTCACCAAATAATCCTTCTAATACTAACCTGTGAGTTTGCATACCATCTAATGTTCCTGTCAAACCAAATCTAAATCTACATAAATGAAGTTTAGTCATTATTGTTGTTAAAGATTTAGATTTAAATAGATGAGCTTCATCTCCCACTACCATACCAAATTGTTCAAAGTATTTTTTAGGAAATTTATATATTGATTGCCATGTAGATATTACTACATCTTTAGATACTTGTTTATCATAACCACTATAGATTTTTTGCATATATGCATCTAACCAACCATAATCAATAAAGTCAGAATACATCTGTTCAACCAAAGATGTTGTTGGAACAAGTATAAGTATTTTGTTATTTTGTGAGGCTTTTAAAAGTAATTGATAGTACCTTACTAAGACGTAAATAATAAGCGATTTACCAGAAGCAGTAGGACTAAGAAGAAGTGCCCTATGTTTTCTAATTGCGTGAGATATTGCGTTAATTTGATAGTCACGTACTTTGATACTTTTTCCATTAGATCTAAGTCTAAGTCCTCTGATGAATCCAAGTAGTAGTTCTTTTTCAATTTCTTTTTCATCTTGTAAATCCTTGTCTACGGAATATTCTTCATTTAAATCTTTTAAATATTTAGTTAAGTATGTGAGTAAACCAAGATACAGTTCTCCTGTAGCTGGTGAGAATAATCTTATTTTACCATCCCAAATACGATTTCTAAACGCAGGCATAAATCTTGCGCCTGGAACTTCAAAAGTAAAAAAATCAGATATAGTTCTTGCGATACTTGGTTCTGCGTTTACTTTAAGATATACTTCGTTCTTCTTAGATATTTCTATCATTAGATAGCACCATCTACAAACTTTCTCCATTCAATCGCATTTTTAATATCCCAACCTCTACTTTGTATTTGTTTTAATATTCTTTCACAAGAGTCCATACAGATTTTATTATACTCTGTCTTTTGTTTAGCTTTGATAAGTTCTTCATCTGATTCTAAATATATGTGTATATCCTGTTTTAATATTTTATGATCAAAAGGATTGTCACGATATATTTGTGGATCAGCCTTACCACCATAATATTCCCATTTTTTTCTATAAAGAATACGATATTGTGCATCAGACATTAATTGTAGTTGTCTAAAGTTATTATAGATATTTAAATATTTTTGGTGTAGGTTTGCAGTTTTTAAAGATTCATCTCCTAACTCAACGTCATCAATCTTTAAATCTTTTTCTGCTTGTTTTTGCAATTCATCTAGTGTCATAATAATCCATTCTAAAAATTGAGTAGGGGTGTAAAACTTACTCGTTTTATATTATTTCTTTCTATTAAGAAACTTAGGATTGGTGTTAAAGTTTACCATCTCCTACTCTAATATATTTATAATACTTCAAACTCGTACAAATCAAATTGAAACTGAACATCAGCTGTTATTCCTTCTCCAGTTGAATCTTGTGTATTATATGTTACACCAGATAATGATGATGGATAAAGACCTCTATAGTTAACTCTGATCTTCGGATTGTTTTTATTAGATAGTATATGCATTGTTGCATCACTTGTCAATACAGATGGATTTACAACTGGTGCATTTCTTACATTAGAAGTCTGTTTAGGAATTACTGGTAATGCACCAGGCTTTGTTTGTATTTCGTTTCTTAAAGCATTATCAAATTGTTCATTGTCTTTTGGAAATCCTATGCCAGTAATCCAATCATGTAACTCACGATAGTTTGCTAAATCCTCTTGGACTATGAAAGTAATATTAAGTGTTTCGTAAATGAGAGTATCTCCCATAAATGGAACACCTTTAAATCTAGTATTCAATATTGCATCTCCAGACATACTAATGCCTGGAACATTTGCAGATGTTATTGTATACTCAACATTAGGTAATTTTAGAATATCAAACCTAAACTGTGTTGGGTGTGTATAATCTAA